GCATCTTCCGGGTGCCCGCTTCCATGATCGGTGCCGCAGATCCTTCGGATAACGTGGAAGCAGTTTCCTTAGAGTTTTTGCGATCCATCCAGCCATGGTTAGTGCGCTGGGAAATGGAAATAAACCGCAAACTGATTCAGCGTTCCGATGAATACTGCGAAGCGGATACCAGAACCGTTCTTAGGACGGATTTAAAAACACGTTACGAAAGCTATGCCTTGGGCAGGCAATGGGGTTTCCTCAGCGTTAAAGACATCAGAGACGCTGAAAACATGCCTTCCGATATTCCGGGAATGGATGAATACCTTAAGCCGATGAACATGGAACCGCTGGACGCAATGCCGGTGGAACAGCCAGCGCAAGACATCCCCAGCGCACCCAGTATGACCGCCCCATTAGTATCACAACCTGATACTACTTTGCCTGCTGACAGAAACACCGAACGGAATCTTTACTTGGGGAAAGTTTTGGCCCTAAAGATGCGGGAATTACGCAAAGTAGAAACAAATGATTTAAAACGGGCAACCGACAACCCCAAATATTTCCTTCAAAAGCTGGACGAAATCCGTAACGACACCGAACGCCGCCACGCTGAAGCTTTTGAGCCAATACTTAGGGCTTTTGATATGGACGAAGCTGGGCGCATTTCCAAGGAACTAGCGAAAGATTTGGCCGACAAATTCCACAGCAATTTCCTTGATGTTTCCGGAAATTGCACGGCATCCGGTTTGGCCGAAACCATTGATTTGGCTTCAGCTTCATGGATCAACAAAAACGCATTACTAGAGCTTCCTAAAGGAGATTCAAGCCATGGCTAGAGAAACACGAAACGCCGCTGAATACCGTGCCGATGAAACGGGCAACACTTTAACCGGATACGCTGCTGTTTTTACGGATGCAACCGGAGGCGTTGCCCTTTCGGAGGATTTGGGCGGGTTTCGGGAAATCGTGGCTCCGACAGCCTTTGAAAAACGGGCAGGCAAAGTATTGGCTTTCTATAACCACGACAGTTCCCAGGTATTAGGCAAAGAAGGCACAAACCTAACACTTTCCACCGATGCCATGGGCCTCAAGTTTTCCCTGGTACTGCCAGACACCACCACCGGGCGGGATGTGCGGGAACTGGTACGCAGCGGAATTCTGGGCGGTGTTTCCTTCGGATTCACGGTAAAGAAAGATAAATGGGATGCGGTAAACGGCGAACGCATCCGCACCCTTGAAGAAGTGGAATTGTTTGAGATCAGCCCAACGGCCAACCCTGCCTATCCAGATACCGAAGTGGCTTTACGCAGTCTGGACACGGAACGCAAAGCGGAAGCGGCGTTAGCGGTGGCCCGTCAAAAAGTAAAATTCTGGAAATTATTATTGAATTCAAAAGGTTAGTTAACTAATCTTATCTGACATATAGGAAATTACGCCGTAGCGTAGCCGATTTTCCCTTTGTGGGGGAATTCGTCTGCGCTTTTTTCGTTTTTAGGAGCATTTACTATGGCTAAGACAGCCGCAGAGATCAGGGAAGAAAGGGCAAATCTAGTTGCCCAGGCCGAAAACCTAACCAAAGAGAACAGGGAATGGACACCCGAAGAGCAAGCCAAGTTTGATGAACTGGCTGGCCGCATTCAATCCTTGGAAGCTGCCATAGTTGAAGGCGATTCCATGGAAGATAACAACAACGACCAGGCAGCAGCCGCCCGCAAACAGGTGGAAAACTGGAAGGCGAATGCCCCAGTAGCCCCAGCGGTAAAACGTCACAAGGTTTATAACAGTGCGCCTGCTTATGTGCGTGACCTTGGCGACAAATCCGCTACCCAGAAACGATCCTTGGCCCTTCGTGGCTGGTTAGCCGGTGGCAATCGTTCCGACTTGGTAAATGATGAAATTCGTTCCGCTGCTCACGATATCGGTTTCAATATCGACAGCGATAGGCTTAGCCTTGAACTGTTCCGCAAGGCACCAAAATCCTCTGAGGAAATTCGTGCCCAGATCACCAGCACGAACAATCTTGGTGGGTACTTGGTTCCGACGGAATTCGTGGCCAGCCTCGAAAAGGCCATGCTGACCTTTGGCGGCATCCGTGAAAAAGCCTCCATCATTCGTTCCGCTTCTGGCGGGCCTCTTACCATGCCAATGGCAGACGACACAGCAAACGCCGCTGCTATCGTTGGTGAAGGTTCATCCATCAGCGCAACCAATGTAACCTTTAGCCAGTTCACGCTTGGTGCGTACAAATACGCTTCCGCAGTGCAGGCTTCTTGGGAAATGATCCAAGATAGCGGCCTGAATTTGGAAGCTGAATTGGGTGCGATCCTTGGCGAACGATTGGCCAGAGGCCAAGCCGCTCACCTGGCAACTGGTACTGGTTCTAGCCAGCCTACCGGCTTGGTGACTGGTTCCACCCTCGGTGCCACACAGGCAACCAATAATGTTTTGGCCTACCAAGACCTCCTTAACCTCTACCACTCAGTAGACCCGAGCTATAGAAGAAACGCATCCTGGGTATTCAATGACGCTGTTTTAGCGGTTCTTAGAAACCTGACCGATGATGCAGGCTTCTTGATCTTCGGTGGCCCTGCTCAGGGTGAACCAACTACCCTTCTTGGCCGTCCTATCGTGATTTGCAACGATATGACATCTGACCTTACCACCGCTGCCGGAAAGATCATCCTGTTCGGTGACCTTTCCGCATATAAGGTGCGTGAGGTTTCCACCATCGAGCTAACACGCCAGAACGAGCTTTATAGCTCTTCCGGTTTGGTTGGCTGGGTGATTCATCACAGATTGGATGCCAAACTTGCTGACGCTGGCAAACACCCAGTGAAGCATTTGGTAACCATCTAACAAACCCTCCCCTGGCTGGCCGTTTTCCTTTCGGCGGCCCCTGGCTTATTATTCTGGTGCAAAATGTTACCTGCTTTTATTACATCTATTACCGTTCCACCAGAAACCGAACCAGTAACGCTGGATCAGGTGAAAAACCACTGCCGAATAACCCATAATGAAGATGATTCATGGCTTTTAACTGCCATGGCAGCCGCCCGCCAGTATGTCGAAAAAACCTGTGAACTGGCATTAATCACACAGACACGAAAAACCATTTTTAAAGGCTTTGAAAACCCGTTTATTTCCCTGCCTTACGGCCCGGTACAATCCATCAGCCTAATACAGTACCGGAACGATGTTGGCACCCTGACTACGCTATCCAGCTATCAGGGAGTTACCGCAGCTAATGCATGCCTGATTCTTCCCGCTGTTGGCCAAAGCTGGCCTTCTACCCAAATGCGGATTGATGCCGTGGAAATCACTTATATCTGCGGATATGGGTTGGCTGATGCCGTTCCTGAAGCGATTAAAACGGCCATCCTTTTGCTTGTCAACTTTTGGTACGAACACCGCAGCAGCGCAGAGGCGGCAGGCTATTCCGAAATTCCGTTTGGCATCCAATCCATGCTTGCCTGTTTCAAAGCGGAGTCTTACCGATGACCGCATCAGGATTAATGCGCCATCCTGTTAGCCTGGAACGATCCACCACCACGGTGGATTCTGTGGGGCAGGCCGTGAAAAGCTGGCGGGTAGTGGAAAAATTTTGGGCACGGGTGGAAGTTCAATCAAACAACGAAACTTTAATCGGCCAACAAACAGGTAGCTATACCCAGTACGAAATCACCACCCGGAAAACTAGGGCGTTAGTAGGCGACAGAATACGCCATGGGGAACGAGTGATTGAAATAGATTCCGTAAGGGAAATGAAATACGACCAAGGCCTTGAAACGCTGATTACAGGCGTGGAAAGGGTGGCGTAATGGCTGAACTCTCAAAGGCTGCCAAGGGTGTTTACATTGATGCCAAAGAACTGGCAGAGGCCGTTAAACGAATTGGAGAAGTGCCAGACAAATTACTTAGAAAAGGTATACGCAGGGGTTTTGCCAGCCTTTCCAAAGAGATTTACGATAAACAAAAGGCAGCCTTAAAACAGATCAAAGAAGGCAAATCCAACATCAATGAAAAAACCGGAAAAAAAGGTGGTAAACGCAAACAATCCACTGGGGCTTTGTACAAAAGCATCGGCAGAAAAATAAATGTGAATTTAAAGATGGGGAAAGCCTATTTTGTTGTTGGCCCAAGAAAAAACCAACCTTATTTGCCAAGCAAATACGCCCACTTGGTGGAAAACGGAGTTAGGCCACACATCATTAAAGTGAATAAGGGCCGCAACGCAGGCAAAACATTCAACCACCCAGGGCACGGGAAACAGGAATGGTTAAAACCATCCTTTAAAGGCGTACAGGAAAAGGCCCTTCGCACGGTGGTGGATGAAATCGAACGCACATTCAAGGAAACCCTATGATTAGTGCAGCGATTGTAAAAAGGATTTCGGATAACGTGCCAAGCCTGGCCGGGAAGGTGTACCCGGAATCAGCCCCGGAAAACATCGCCTACCCGTTTCTGGTGTACAGACTGGATTCCGTGGAACGCTACACCGACCTTTCCGGAACACCTGCGGGGTGCCCGGTAGCACAATATCGGTTTGCAATCTTTGGAACCAGCCGTAGCCAGGTGGAAACTTTATCCAATGCCGTGGGTGCGCTGTTCGATGGCTTCCGTGGCATGATTGATAACCAGCAAATCCTTACCAGTACTTTCCAAAATCAGGAGAGTAACGAGGTATTTGTTGAAGGTTCGGATATTCCGGTTTATAGTTATTCTAATACTCATTCGATCCAGTATAAGGAGTAAACAATGGCACTTTGCCCCATGGGAACAACCCTGACTATTTCTGGTGGTAATCTTGCGGCTACACTTACCGTGCAGGCAACAGATATAACCCTGCCATCGGTAAAGCGTGGAGCCGTGGAAGTAACCACGCTGGCCAGCCCAGACAACGCCAAGGAATTTATCCCTGGCCTGTTGGAAGCCGGTGACTTTTCATGCAGTTACTTTTTCCCAGGGCCTTTGCAGGCTGTGGTAAATACCCTGAAAGCCGCTTCCGCAGCGGATTACGAAGTGGATTTCACCATAGGCATTCCTGACGGTGCCAACGGTGCAGT